TGTCCATATGGACATGAGTTTGGTAGGGATGAAGGATCATATCCAGAATGTGCTGATTGTATAGAATGGAATGCTTGTGCTGATGCTAAGGATGAGTTAGGTGGGTAGGCGTAAATTGAGTGAACAAATAGAAGAACATAGCATGCAGGAATTAGAAGAGCTTAAGCCATTTGCTGGCAATGAGGAGGTGATGATCTCTACAGGTTCCACTTTACTTGATTTAGCTATTAGTGGTGGCAGGGTTAGAGGGGGTGGTATCCCAAGCGGAATTCTTGTAGAGATATTTGGGCCAAGCGGGACGGGTAAAACCGTCCTGCTTTGCGAAATAGCAGGAAATGTAGTTAGGCAAGGTGGGCAGATTATGTTTCGTGATCCAGAGGCTCGTCTTAACAAACAATTTGCTAAGTTATTTGGCTTAAATATTGAAGAGACTGACTATGATATTCCTGCTACTGTGGCTGAAGTATTTGAACCTGTCAGAAAATGGAATCCAGAACCTAAGGACAAGGTGCATGGTATATTTGTAGATAGCTTGGCTGCTCTAACTACCGAATGGGAAGCTGATGGTAAAGACCAATACGGCATGCGTAGGGCTAAAGAATTTAGTGAACAACTAAGGTTAACATGTCGAACATTGAGAGAGAAAAACTTCCTTATGGTGTGTTCCAATCAAGTTAGGCAAAATTTGGATGCTGGCCCTTATGGACAGCGGTATAAGGCTCCAGGTGGTGAGGCAGTTGGTTTCTATTCCAGTCTTAGACTCCGTTGTGTTGGTTCTGAGAAGATTACCGAGGAGAAAACTATTAAGGGCAAGAAAGTCAAGAAAGTTGTTGGAGTTCAGACTGAAATAGAAGTTTGTAAGTCATCAGTATGGAAACCATACAATAGAGCTACCATATCAATTATTTATGATTATGGTATAGATGATATTAAGGAAAACTTACAGTTTTTGAAGTCTACATTGGGCACTTCTGTATATGAGTTGAATGGTAGAAAGTTAAGCAATTCACTTAAGGAAGCTATTAAAATTGTAGAGGATGAGAATTTAGAAGAGGAATTAAGAAACGCTGTAATTGATTTATGGATGGAAATTGAGAATGAGTTTGAGAGTAAGCGCAAATTAAAAATTAAATAGAGGAGGATGTTTAAGGTGAAATATTTTGTTCGTATCAATAGAAGTTCAATAAGAGAAAATCCTAGTTATGGTGTTAGTATTGATAGGAAAATACCTGTTAGAACTGGTGAACATTTAATATATCTTTTTATTAATCCAGAAAAAGTGGATATGAAGAACATTGATAAGACGAATTTTACATTTTATGGTTATAAATTTGATTTTATTGATGAAGGTAATAAGGATGGGTTAATTGAGATTCATATGACTGTGTCATTTACGGATGACACACAAAAGGAAGCTTTTACTAATTTGTTGTTTGATTTGTGTTCCAAAGGTGTGGTTAAACATGCGGATGTACAACATGTTGTAGATTATGTTGATTGGGGTTATTATGATACTACTGAATATTTATTTGAATATGAACCATTGGAAGTTACCTGTCAATATTGTGGGGCTAAGTTTGACCATTCTGAACTTCATAGCTATTGGGATGGTATTGATCTTTATATTGAAAATGAATGTCCTTACTGTGGTCATTCAGATTGTGTAGAGATAGAATATGAGTCTTTGACAGATGATGTTTTGAGGGAGGTTGGTTTACATGGTTGAAACGTTAATGAGTGTATTATGTTTTATATTGTTGTGTTTAGCTATATATCTTATCTTTCCAATGTTTTTACAGGAATATAGGGATAGGAAGAATAAAAGGAAAAGAGCATAAATAGGAGGGGGTTAAAATGTTTGTTTTATGGTTGTTGTTAGCATTTATAGCTGGTGGTGTTTGTGGAATTGGTTTAATGTGTTTGTTGTTTATGGCTAAATATAATGATATAGGAGGGGAATAATATGTTTAAGATAGAAAGTAAAGATGTTAATGATAAGTTAATTGATAAGTTTGTTGATAATTTAGTTGGTAGAATTGCATTTTATACGACTATTACTCAAGAGGGTTGTAAGTTATATCAAACGTCTTTGCGATTTGGCACAACCTTAAATGTAGGTCAAGTAACAAGTATTTCTGAAGAAGTTGATAAAGCTATTAAAGATTCTTTAAGGCTACTAATGAAAGATGAAATTTTAGATGTATTGAATATGGCTTGTAGAGAATTAGGCATCTCCACTAAAAAGGAGGAATGAAAATAATTAAATTTAATAGTGTAGAAGAAGTAGTATCCTACGTTATAGAACCAAATTAAATTAGAGGTGATGGTATTGGAATTCAATGCTAGTATTGATAGAGCTACGGGAATTAAAGAGTTAAAACAAATTGTGGAAAGCAGAAAGATATTAGGTTTTGATGTAATCAGTGAATCCATTTTGGTACATGATAGTGGTGGTGGGTTTTTTATAGTAAGTGTATGTATAAATGTACCAGAGGACAGGTCTAATGAGTTTTTTGAGTTAGTTAAAGAAGGTACTTGTACCCTTTCGTCTATTTACTTAATGTGAGTTAACCATGAAACCACAGTCAGCCAAGGCTAAAGGTAGAACATTACAACAATGGATTTGTAAAAAGATATCGGAATTTACTGGATTTCCTTGTGGTAAAGACTGCCCTATTGAATCAAGGCCAATGGGGCAGTCTGGTGTAGATGTTAGGCTTGAAGAAGAAGTATTAAAGGTATTTCCGTTTTCAATAGAGTGTAAGAATCAGGAGAAATGGTCATTGTTGACTTGGGTTGAACAGGCTAAGCAGAACAAAAAAGAAGGAACATATTGGTTATTGGTTGTAAAAAAGAATAGGATTAAGCCAATTGTTATTATGGATGCTGAGGAGTTTTTTGAGTTGTTAAAGGAGATGAGACAATCATGGCAAAGATAGGAAGTTATTTTAAGAGCATTTTTGATAAAGCCCAATGTCATTCGTCTTATTGGGTTGAGGATTTTAGGTTGAGGTTTGTAGAAGAGATTACCAAAATTATGGAGCACGATAATGTTACTATGGATGAGCTTGCGGATAAAATGAGCATATCTAAAAAATATTTGAATAAGATATTGAACGATGAGAGTGGTAAATATTTTAATTTGTTCAATATGTTCGCTATTTGTTTTGCTTTGGGGTATAGGCTTGGTTTTTTAGTGCTTCCTTGGGAAGATAGTGAGGTTATCCCAGATGGAACTGAACAAGGTTAGTATAACTAATTTTCAATCACATAAGGAAAGTGAACTAGAGTTTACTGATGGAGTTAATGTCATTATAGGCCCAAGTGATGCTGGTAAGTCAGCTATATTTAGGGCTATATATTGGGTTATTACTAATCGTCCATTAGGTGATAGTTTTCGTTCCTATTGGGGTGGAGATACTAGGGTAGATTTACATTTTGATGATGTTATTATTTCTCGTCTAAAAGGAGATTCTGATAATCAATATATCATAACAAATGAATCTCCACTTGTATTGAAGGCTTTTGGTACAGACACTCCAGAAGAAGTAGTTAAATTGTTATCTTTAGATGATATAAATATTCAAAGTCAGATTGACCCTCCTTTCTTACTTGCCAATACTCCAGGTGAAGTAGCTCAATTGCTCAATAAAGCAGCTTCAATTGATGATATTGATAAAGCTATGTCTAACCTTAAGTCCTATTATAATGAGACTAAGCGAAGTAAGACATATTTGGAGAAGCAGATTATTGACATACAAGAAGAATTACAGCAATATGACAATTTACCTGAACTTGAAAAATTGGTTGATGTATTTGAGCATATGGTACGTGAAGCTGAAATGTATATTGGTCAGTATGACAGATTGAGTGAGTTAGTTGATAGGATTTATAGTGTACAGAATGAATTATCTAAGTTTAAGGATGTTGATAATTACCTTTCCTTATTAAAGGAAGCTTTAACATCTTTAGAGGAATTGAATTATATTAAAGGTAGGGTTAAACAAATATCCGATTTAGTAACTAAGATTAAGAACATTGAAGCAAGCATTATTAAGACTGAAAAGACAATTGAACAGTTAGAAAAGGAATATAAAGAATTAGCACCTGAAACATGTCCGTTGTGTGGTAATCCTATGCAGAAGGAGATTATAGCATGAAACAGGTAGATGCTATTCTGACAGCTGATATTCACCTAACTGAAACCACTCCAATATCAAGGACGGATAATTATGTTGAAGCACAGGATAGGAAATTGGCTTTTCTAAAGCAATTAGAGACTCAATATGATTGTCCAGTCATAGATGCTGGTGATATATTTGATTATTGGAAAGCTAGTCCATGGCTTATTGCACGAGCTTATAAGAATTTACCAAGTGAGATATATACCATTCCAGGTAATCATGATTTACCAGAACACTCAATGCAACAGTATGAAAAGTCAGC